GTTGTTGGAATAGCTGAAGCTTTGAGACAAGTAAAAGTTGAGAAATACAAACAAAAGATAGAATCCATTGGGCAAATAAAGTCAAAAGAAGTTGGGCCATTTGATCTTGTTTTGGCGGATCCACCATGGCGCTACGATCACCAAGAAGCTGATAACAGAAAGATTGAGAATCATTATTCAACGGCAACTATTGAAGAAATTGAATCTCATTGCCCAAATACATCCCGCGATTCGATTCTTTTTCTTTGGGCCACATCTCCAAAATTAAAAGAAGCGATGCAAGTCATGGAGGCTTGGGGGTTTGAGTATAAAACTCACGCAATTTGGGATAAGGAAATTATTGGAATGGGCTATTGGTTTAGGGGTCAACACGAATTATTGCTGGTCGGAACTAAAGGAAGCCCAGGAGCGACGCCTCAAGACTTTAGGGTTTCAAGTGTATTTAGGGAAAAAAGGTCAAAACACAGCGCCAAGCCGGTATGTGTTTATGAGTGGATTGAAAAGGCATTTGCCCATAAGTCAAAATTGGAAATGTATTGCAGGTCACCGCGCAAAAATTGGGCGGCATGGGGTAATGAAGTATGAATACTCATAATTTTGATGATAGTCTAAAATTCGCAAATTCTTACAATAATTACGCTGACAGATTATATAGAAAAGTCTTTGGTGGAACATGTGAAGTAATTAGAGACAAAAAAACACAACTACTTGGAGCAGATGTAAAAGTTAAAACTGCAAACAGAGATTACCTTATAGAAGAAAAAATAAGAAGATTCTATTATGATGATTTCTTTTTAGAGTATTGGAGTTCAATAGAGAAACTAAGGCCGGGCTGGATAGCTAAGGAGCAAATCTGCGATTACATATCATATATTTGCATTCAAAATGAGACAGTAGAATTGCTGCCTTTCCCTTTGCTCAAAAATGCTTGGGAACGCAAGGGCGATGTCTGGAAATCAACATATCCAATTAAAAACATATTAAATGTTGGGGATTGCTCACAATACACAACCGTTGGCGTGTGCGTTCCAAGAAAAATCGTGAGGGAAGAAATCAGCAGAATATATCAAAAGGCAAAAATCTAAATGTCCGTAAAACGCCTCACCTGGCACCTCGAAATCCTTGAGCGTGCGAAAAAGAACCTGCTGAAAGAGCAGTATCAGGCCGTGCGTACACGGTTGGATCTGGCGATCACGATATGCAAGGAGATGCTGAAACGAGCCGAGGAGCACAAGGCAAAGGCGATGGAGGCTCAAGGCAAATGAAGGATTTGGGCAAAATTACTTTTGGCAAAGCACGGCCTGCGCCGAAGCAGGTTTTAGTCGACGTAACCTATGACGCCAAGACGGCCAAGGCGTTGCACGTATTTGGACTGAAAAAGCTAAAGAAAGATGAAGAGGCAGTGATTCAGTACGTAATTGCAAAGGCGTTAGAAGGGTTTTCCAAAAAATGATCGCACTGCCGCCAGCGACCGAAGCCATTTACCACAACGGTGCGCCGGAAGGGCATCGGAACACGGAGCTGTTCAAGATGGCGTTGCAATTCCGTGACCAAGGCTTGTCGCAGTTCGACGCAGAAACCGAGGCCGAGATCTGGGGCCATAAGTTTGGCATCACGCAGAAAGAGGCAGTTGCAGCCGTCAAATCCGCTTACAGCAAGCCAGCCAGGGAGGCGTGGAGGCCGAAAGCCAAGTACGGTTATCAGAACGGGGCGATCGTGCGCGAGGATCTACCAGTGCCGCCCATGCCGATCAGCGTGGAGAGCGGGCCGGTCGATAAGTTCCTGACTACATGCTTTGACGTAGGCGATCAGATCAATATCTGCCGATCGATTAAGGACGGCGACCGCGAGCGGCCGGATGGTAGCGGTGAAACGAGAAGCCGGGAGGAGTGGCTGGAAATTTTCAAAGGCGATGGTCTGAAAGAATGGCAGGGATCAGCCGTCGGCGTGTATGTGTCTATCAACTCTAATAACGGGAAAGGTCGTGCTTCAGAGCACATCACAAAATATCGCCACTGCTTAATCGAATTTGACGAAAGCACGCTGCAGGAACAGTGGGCGATCATTAAGCGCAGCGGCCTGCCTACCTCCGCCATTATTAAAAGCGGTTCACGTAGTTTGCATGCTTTTGTTGATGTGCGTGCAGCTAACGCCAAGGAGTTTGCCGAGCGTGTGGCGTTTATTTACAAGCACCTAGAGCACACTAAGCTGGATCCTGCCAACAAGGACGCCGGGCGGTTGTCCAGGTTGCCGGGTGCTATGAGGACGGCCACCGGCCAGCAGCAAGAGTTGGTCGAGTGTGGCGCTCCAACGCTTACCTATATCGAATGGCAAGAACGCACGATCTACGGTGATATCCCAGAGCCGTACAAGTGGGAGGACTTGGTCAATTTCAAGGAGGACGCAGATCCGACGCAACTGCTAGGCACGCGCTGGATTTGCCGTGGTGGATCCGCCTTGTGGGTTGGCGGCAGTGGCCTTGGCAAGAGCGTCCTGTGCCTTCAGGCCGCTATCAACTGGGCGTGCGGCCGTGACCTTTTTGGAATATCCCCACTCGGCAAGCCGTTGAAGTCGCTGATTGTGCAGGCTGAGAACGATGAAGGCGATGTGGCAGAGGCGTTGCAGGGCATCTTAAAGGCGTTGAACCTTACTGACGATGAACTTGCGCTTGTTAAGCAAAACATCGTGATTGTGCGTGACTGCACGTCGACAGGGGAACGGTTTGTCGATCGGATGCGTCGCCTTGTCGAAAAGCACAAGCCGCATCTGGCGTGGGTGGATCCGTTGCTGGCGTTTATAGGTGGCGACTTATCCAGCCAGGAGACGGCCGGTGGCTTTTTGCGGAATATGCTGAACCCGTTGGCGTTGTCGGCTGGGTTTGCATGGATGCTCATCCATCACACGCCTAAGCCAACACGGGACGGCAGTGGGTACCAAGGGCACGACAAGGCGTACAGCGGATTTGGTTCCTCAGAGCTGACGAACTGGGCGCGGGCCGTTCTAATGCTGTCCAGTTGTGGCCAGGATGAGCAAGGAACGTATACGTACAAGTTTGAGGTAACCAAACGCGGGAAGCGGTCTGGGTTACGTGCAAGCGTAACAGCGAACGATTTGATCGCCACAAAGGCGCAGCCGTCGGTTCACCTAAAACATGCCGACAAGGGCATGGCGTGGCTTGAGGTTGGAGCGCCTGAGAAGTCAGTAGGCCGTCGGGCATCCACGATTGATTGGGCCAAGCTACCCGAAGGGGCCAAGTACAGCCAAGTTGTTACATTTGTACAACAGGCTACCGGGCTACAGGAACGGCAGGCAAAGGCACGCATAAAGCAGGCAAAAGAGGACGGTCTAATCGAAGAAGCCAGCGATGGTTTATTCAGCAAAAAGGTGACAAATGAGCCATTCTAAAGTTGGTGCAGTAACCCTTATTGCACTAGTGCAGTATTTGGGAGCATGTAGGTGCAGTAATAAAGGGCCTATAGGCCCTATTATTGCACTAATGCAGACGGTCATTTCCATTACTGCACCAAGCACTGCACCAGCGGGGTTAATTTAATATGATAGATCAGCAAGCGTTAGAACGGATCCCATGCGGATCGACTCACGTTTCCACCCGGATCGATGGGATTGCGGATCTAGTCCATGAGGCGTTTTATGAGCTGGGTCTGACTGTTACAACGTCATCAGTGGCTTTGACCACCCAGGTGTTCCATTACCTGATAACTAAGGCGCCAGATCATCCGGCCGTTCAGAATATGGCCGACACGCTGGAGCAGTCTGTCCTGGCGGTTGTGCTTAACAGATCAACCAAGTCGATGACCCAGCTTGCCAAGGAACACAAGATCACAAAGCAGGCGTTCAGCAAGCGGGTGCTCAGTCTAACTGATCGCCTTGGCTTGCCAGTAAGAGCGCAGAAAAGTCAGAAGGCCCGTGAGTCATACGATCTCAGGGCAAGGAAACATCACGACATGCGGCGTCGTGAGATTCCTAAGTTTAACAATGCCGCACTATTGAAAGGCAGGGACAGATGCAAGAACTTAAAGAAATAATCAAGAAGCTAAACAAGAGACGCACAGAAACACTTGAGCAGATGGGCGAAGTGATTGGCTTAGCAGCACAGGCCGGCGCCATCATATCCAGTGCAAGAGCTAAAGGTGATAACGTATCTGATTTGCTGCAGTCAGTTAATCTAACTAATGAGCAAGGCAAACGGTTAGAACGTGTAGCGGCACATCAGAAGAAACTGCAAGACGGTGACCCAGCCGCCTTGCGCCAGATCATGCTGTGGACAGAGATGCTGCCCGATCCGATCACGACATCCGTACCAAGCGAACGCAAACCGTTCTTCTTTCCGCTGATTAAGGTTAGTCAGTGGTTTCTGAACAGATCCAAGCCTGAAGCCTGGACATCCGACATGCGTACAGAATTTATCCGCTACGCAGAGCCGATCGCTAAGAAGTACACTGAGCTGACGGGCAAAGGCTCTTGAGTATGCGTGCTAAAATTCTATTGAGTAGGACATCGCAAAATCTCTTGAGTAGGATTTTTTTCCCTACACAAGGAGTCTCCTTGAGTAGAAACATCGCGGTGGAAACGA